GCTGATTGGCAAGCGCTATTAGCTAAGTACGATATTAAACCCGGTCACAAAGCAACTAAATCTAAGTTGCCGTCTGATCCAGTAGTTATTCGTCGAGAAACTCCAAGCTATCCATCATTGAATAGCGGTGTTGGCTCGACAGCTAAAAAAGCATCACAACAATATACAGGTGATGCTATGATAGGTATCGGTCAGCTGCATAAATCCAATGCAGTTCCTATTTTCAAAGCCGAAGATGCAATAGACATTTCAAAAATGAGGAGAAACTAAATGAAAGCTAAAAATTTATCAGCTCTTTTAGCGTCATTACTATTAGTTGTTGGGTGTAGTTCTAATCCTAAAGTTGCAACTATTACTAATCCGTTAGAAGCAAAGCCAGATATTAAAAAACAAGAGGTCAAGTTCCTTGAACAATATGGTCATGTGAAACTTGAGTTCGATGAAAACGGTGAAGAGTGGTTAACACTTGAATCTACAGGTACTGCTCCATTAAACTTCAATCATGCAAATTCTCGTGAAGAGGCGTTCATGGTTGCAAACATGAGAGCACAACGAAACCTAACAGAGTTCTTAAGCTCATCAGTCAAGTCTGATAAGGTTACTGACTCAATCTCTAAAGTAGTGTTAGATGATAACATCAACGGTTCAACTAGCGATACTAAAAAGCCAACACAAGGCTTAGATGCACTAGGTGAGATGGTAGGTATTGACAAGACTGAAACTGCTTCTGAAAATACAGAGAAACGTAACCGTGCAAACAAAGTAGCACAGACAGTTAAAGAGACTATAAGTCAATCAGCAAACGGTATCTTAAAAGGTACTATGATCGTAGAACGTAAGATCGATGCTGATGTGAACATGGTCGCTGTGACTATCAGAGTATCTAAGAAGTCAATCAATGCTTCACGTAAGATTAGAAACCAAATGGACGGTGTATAATGATTAAATTTATAATCGGAGCGATCGTAGGCTTTTATATAGGTAGCATAGGTGTTGAAGCATCTGTGGCTAAATTAAACACTGCTGTAGATACTGTACAAGAATGGTCTACTAGTGCGACTAAATAAATTACTTTTAGCCGCACTAGCTTTTGCTGTTAACGCTAACGCAGAAGTCGTAGTGGTCACAGGCTATGGTGATAGCTATGAAGCTGCACTTAAGAACGCTAAGATAGCTGCGCTTGAAAAAGTTGTTGGTACTTTCATCATATCAGACACGATATGGAGATCTAACGAAAATGTCTTCGAACAGATCAAGCAGTATAATGGTGGTGTCATCAAGTCTTATAAAGTAATTGATCAAAGACAAGGTCAAGTCACCATACAAGCAGACGTTGACGTTATTAAAAACAATAAGATGTTAGTTGAAAATGGTGCAACTTTAGACCAAGACCAACTAAACTCTAAGATCGATGACTTTAATAATAAGTTGAATATAGTTCAGCACTTAGATGACCCTAAAAAGGCGTTCTATATAAAGCCAGTGCAAGTGCAAGCTATACCAAAGGGCACACATGTATCTTTTAAGATAAACACACATGTGCAATGGCAGCCAAAATGGATATCAGATATCAAGTCATTTCACAGTTTAGTAGATGACAAAGGCAACACACATACTGACACAAGAGACAGGATCAATGGTGCTTTACTAAATAAAGCTATGACTACTAACCCATACTTAGCCATACTTGGGTCTTTAGCTTATAGTGGTACTCAGCAAACGTATCAAACATCACAAGACCCAATGTTATGTTTATCTGATAAAAGGACTAGTGGTGATGTGACATGCTATAACGTAGCAGGCGGACTTAATAACATGCCGTATCATGAGATGAAGGTAGAAGTCGCAGCTTATGATTTAAACGGCAAAGAACTATATAAGACTAATGTTGACGTACAAAATGATATCATGTACGAATGGGTACAAGCTGGTCAAACAAAAAGATCTAGGTGGGGAGTAACACGAACCTTCGATCAACCAGCCATCATAGTTTATGAAAATGAAGCCATGCGTTTCAATATAGACTTAACTATGCCGACTAATGTTGGAAAAAACGTTAACAATATAACCGTAAGGAGCATATGATGCCAGAAAAAGACAGGCGTACAGATAATTGGGGTGGTTACTGGGATTATAATCGAGATCCAAGACAGTATCACTTTCCACACAGTACTAGGGAAATTGGATGGGGCGAATATGAACCTCAATTCAGTGGTCATAAAAAGCCAGCTGAACTCATAAACTGGTGGATGGTAGGATTCTTTGTCTTACTATTCTTATTACTACATAACTTAGGAATAATTTAGTGAAATTAGCATTCGCATCAGATCTACACTTAGAGTTTGAACCCATCACTCTCAATAATGACGAGAATGCTGATGTATTGGTGCTTGCCGGCGATATATGCGTGGCGAAACACTTTGATTCAAGACCTAACCTAACAGAATCTTATAAACAATTCTTTGAGGATTGTAGTAAGAAGTTTAAGCATATCATTTATGTGATAGGCAACCATGAGCATTATCATTATGTCTTTAATGATACTCACAAGCAATTACTTCAAAACCTAGGCCATGTGCCTAATATTCACATATTAAACAATCAGACTGTTACCATAGATGACATCACCTTTGTGGGTGGTACCATGTGGACAAATATGAATGAAGAAGATTCAATGACTATGGGCGCTGTTACCGACTTCATGCCCGACTGGAGAATCATTAAGTATTTTGATGGAGTGAACTATCGTAAATATACACCTCAGCTATCCATACAAGAGTTTGATAGAACTGTCCAGTATATTAACATTGTCACCCAGCCAAAAGACAAGAAGTTTGTAGTGATTACACACCATAGCCCATCATTTCAATCCTGCCATGAGAAATGGTCTGGTGATATTGGTAATGGCGCCTTTCATACGAACCTTGATGATTTTATTGCCTATCGCCCACAGATTAAAGCCTGGGTCCATGGTCACACCCATGACCCTTGCGAATATGATATAAGTACCACAAGAATCGTCTGTAACCCCCGTGGCTATCCAAAAGAAGGTGGTCATGGATCTTTTAAATTAAAATATGTGGAGGTTTAAAGTGAAAAAAAAGAACTATAATTTATTTACAACATCTTACGGTGAAACAGTCGTTAGGATTGAAAATCGTTTTGCGTTTCCTAAATGGGCTTTAAAAACATATGGTAAGAATTGGATCAATAACAAAATGTTGATCGGATCATACTCTAAAGAGCAAATGCTATTGTGTTTGAAGAATGCAAAATGATCATTAAACTAGATATAAATGAGATACCAGACGAAGTATATAACAAGCTTCTGATGGAGTTCGTAAAGAAAGCGATCATTGAAGGCATCGACGTACCTCGTGGTGCTAAGGTAGAGGATTGGAACTTAACTGCAGAGCTAATCATTCCAACTGTACATTAATGAACGAATATCGAATAGAAACATTCGTGCGCAGACTTAATAAATTAGGCATAGATGTAACATTTGCTGCCAATTATCCTTGGATTTATTTTGATACTATTAATGGTAAAGAAGTAACAGGAACATTTCATGCTAATCATGGATGGACTGCATTTTTTAGTCCTGTTGATTTACATGGTCAAGTTAAATTTAGTGATAGACGAGAAGTATTTAAAAAGGTAAGAAGCATGCTATGATAGTATATAAAAACAAACCAAAGAACAGTTGGATATCTCCATATGAGATCGTCGATAAGTTAATCTTTTGGCGTGAGGTAGGCTATGATGAACCATTAGTTGAGAACATCGTCAAGTATACAAAACTTGGTTGGTTCTGTGGTGTATTATATGACATTAGATCATTCTTTGAACGTGACATCAACTACGTTAAGATCGATCCATGGGATGCATGGTCAGTCGATAGTACCTTATCTCCTATCATCGCACCATTACTTAAAGAACTTAAACGTGTAAAACATGGATCTCCATTTGTAGAAGACGAAGATGTACCATTAAAATTAAGACGCAATCAAAAAGGTAAAACATCTGCTCGATATCAGGATACCCATTCTACCGATGAGGATAATGATCCTATATTTCATAAACGATGGGACTATATACTTGATGAGATGATCTGGACATTTGAACAGTTATCTGATTGGGATCATGATGGTAAATTCTACGATCATACTAAATCTCGTAAAGAAAAGGATCTAAATAAATCAGTACGTAAGATTAAAGTAGATAAAGTTGGTCTAAAGAAACACTGGGCGCGTATTGATAACGGTCTAAGACTATTTGGAAAATACTATAGAGCATTATGGGACTAGAAGAGATATGGAAGCAACTCTATGAATTCTATGGAGATCAACTGGCGCATCCTGAAGTTGAGCCTAAACGATTTGCTTATCAATGTAAGTTGTTTCGTTACATAAATAGTAATGGTCAAAAGCCTTTTAATAACATCCCACAAGGAAAAGAAAATGGAATTTAAAAATAAAGACGAAGTGGTCATCGTCGACGAAAAAGTAACCACAGTATTTGAAGCAAAACAAGTGGATCCTGTATATCCATGCGATGGTATAGGTAAAACAAAAATCCAATGCAGTAAGAGATGGATAGAATCATTATCTGACTGCGCTTAACTTAAGGAATATATTATGGACGTAATTTTAATGATATTTGGTATGAGTTTTGTAGATAGCATGATATCTCCCCAGGCCCCACAAGCGATCGTGGTTGAGGTCGCTAAGTTTCAGCCTAAAAAAGATGAGCCGGACCCATATGCATGGCTTATTGCAGAACTAAATGAACCTTCCCAGTAATACAAACCTATTAGCTAGTAAGCAAACTATGTCCTAGGCTGTCCTGGGCAGCTCCCAGATAAAAGTCCAATGTAATCAAAGACTTATATATTATGCAAGTTATTGATCCATATAGCAATTTATTTTTAGCTCCGCTATGTACATTAATTAGCAAATACTATATAATGGTTCTATATTAATAAGGAGAGAGATTAATGATTACAAATATCACAGAAAAGCAAGCTTTAGATTATATCACAGCTTATGCTACACAAGATCATGATGGCGATTTTCTAGCTGCTATGATCCATATCAAAGAAAACATTTCAGATATTGCCGACATCAAGCTTCGTGTTTGCTTTGCGATAGCTTTTAACGGCTTTCAAAACTTCTTTGCTGAACCGGAGGCTGTATAATGAGAACATCAACCAGTTATGTAATGACAGTGGATCCATTATCTGCTGTGGACATGGAAAAGCTAGACGCTGTTCGTAAGACAGTATCTATGCTTAACAAGAATTCACCTACTAAAAAATATGTTAAGCTTCATGGGCGTGGTCCTCGTATTTTACCAGCCTTTGCTGCAGGTAAAAGTATCAGTAGGTTCCAACAAGAATTGCCATTAGCTTATGCAGAACGTTTCGATGTCTATATTTACAGAAGGAGATAATATGACACAGCTAGACTTATTCAAAGACGAAGACCAACAAGTTAAGGACTTCGTAGAAGCAAATTCGTTTCATCTGACTGATGACGTGGTTGACTATATCAACGAACGTCTTACTGAGATGTTTAACATCGACTATGATACTATACATGTGGATGACTTCGATACTAAGTGTGCCATGGCCGAAGCCATGATGAAGCAGATTGGTAAGAACTTACAGTCAACACCCGAGGAATGGATCTGACAGAAGTCTATGACATACTAGAAGATCTTGCAGCAAATCCTTCGCGGAACTATAAGATCGATCTACTAAAGAAACACGAGAACAACAAAGTGTTACGTGAAGTGGTTCGTCTAGCACTAGACCCTTTCACACAGTTTTATATTCGTAAGATCCCAAAGTACGAAGCAACTGGGAGTGGTTGCCTACTTGGTGCAATGGATCAACTGTTTGAGTTAAGCAGCCGTATCGTAACTGGTAATGCTGCCATAGAACACCTCACTCAGGTCCTTACTTCACTCTCTCCGAAAAATGCTAAGGTGCTTGAACGCATCATAGCAAAGGACCTGAAATGTGGTGTATCTACTGCTACAGCCAACGATGTTTGGCTTGGCCTTATTTTAGATTATCCCTGTATGCTGGCTTCCCAATACGAACAGAAGCTTGTAGATAAGATCAATTGGCCAGCATACGTCCAATTAAAGATGGATGGCATGAGGTTTAATGCCGTTGTTCGTGATGATAAGTGCGAGTTCAAGTCTCGTAATGGTAAGACCATCGATCTACTTGGTAACCTTGAAAAAGAGTTTGTTAAGATGGCAAACGGTATGGACTGTGTGTTTGATGGTGAGCTGCTCGTCGCCGACGAAGATGGCTATCCATTGAATAGACAGACTGGTAACGGTATACTTAATAAAGCATTGAAAGGTACCATATCTGCTAAGGAAGCAGCAATGGTTCGTGCTACTGTATGGGACTTCATACCTTACATGTACTTTACATCAGGCGAATGTCCTACTCCGTACAAATCTAGGTTTGCACAGTTGGTTGACTTACCCGAAAAGATCCAACTTGTGCCTAACTTCACTGTAGAGACCATTGAAGAGGCACAAGCAAAGTTTAAAGAGTATTACGACATTGGAGAGGAAGGCATCATACTCAAAGATATGAACGCTCCATGGGAAAACAAACGATCTAAGTCACTTATTAAATTTAAGGGTGAGTTAGAGTGTGATTTAAAGATCGTCGATGTTGAAGACGGCACAGGTAAGTATGAAGGACTATTGGGAGCCCTCGTCTGTGAGTCAGATGATGGCATTATTAAAGTTAAAGTGGGGAGTGGATTTAACGATGAAGATCGCGCGAAGATTAAAAAGCAAGATGTCGTTGGTAAGGTGGTGGCTGTCAGGTACAACGCTCGTATTAGGAGCAAACACGAAGGTGAGAGTTTATTCCTCCCAATCTTTGTGGAGATCCGTGAAGACAAAGATAAAGCAGATTCGTCTGGGGCTATAAAATGAAAGTAGAGCAGCTTATTCAACAAGAGATGAATAGAATATCAGATGAGCTCATAGACACATCAATTAAGCAGAGACAAAAGAATCGTTTATGGAGACTGTGGGCTAAAGCATTAGGTGAGAAAGCCTCTGAGTGTGATAGAGAGTCAGACAAGGTTACAGTTATCCGTACCATAGTGATTGGCGTTAACTTCATCACATGTCTATTCATTATTGCAGGCATTATAAGGCATTGGTAGCATAAATACTTAATTGCAACGTTAAGGAGCGCATCGTGAAGTATTTAGCGCTTTTATTATTATCGTTATCAGTTCAGGCAGCAGATCTTCCAAAAGAGTTGTATATGCCTAATGATGATAATGGGTTTGTAGTAGTAACAACTGAAGAGTGTAAAATTGATGAAGCAAAAAAAGAATATCTATATCGAGCTTATGCAACAGAAAACGATGGTACTATGCATGAAGGTTGCTGGAATGATCCAGACCTCCACAGTAAGCATCGTGACATTCCTGTATTTAATCTTACTTTTGGCCCAGGTCTAGTTGTTACCTATAAACAACACCTATTCTCGTCAGAAAAGAAAAGATGGGAAGTTGCTCCATCTATCGAGGTTAAACCACAATTATAAGTGTACTTTAAATATCTTTAATGGTATAATTATATCATGAGTAGATTCTATACAAACGTTGTCAAATACGGCAACCAGTTATTTTTGCGTTACGTTAATAATGGTCAGGCATTCAAAAGTAAAGTACCATTTCAACCTACATTATTTCAAGCTAGTAACACTGCCGATCAATCATCTATTTGGAAAACACTGGATGGTATTCCTGTCGTGCCTAAAAAGTTTGAGTCTATCAAAGCAGCCACTGAATATATAGACTTATACAAGGACGTAGAAGGTAAAGAGTTCTTTGGTAATACACAGTTTCAATATCAATACATCACAGAGACTTATCCTAAGACCATAAACTGGGACAAAGACCTGATTAAGTTGTACTCGATCGACATCGAGACAGCAACAGAAGATGGGTTTCCTAGCATCAAAGAAGCAAACGAAGAAGTATTGCTTATCACCATCAAGGATAATAATCATAAGCAGATAGTGACCATCGGCTCTCGTCCGTACATGACAGACCGAAAAGATGTTAAGTTCATGCATTGTAAAGACGAAGCAGACTTACTCAAAACCTTTGTAGTGTTTTGGTCTAATAATTATCCTGACGTGATCACAGGTTGGAACATCAACTCATTCGATATCCCATACTTAGTCAATAGGATACGCTTAGTAATAGGTGATGAGTATGTCAAACGACTATCACCATGGGGTGTTGTCAACGAGAAGTCTGCTTATGTTGGCAAAGGTGAGACAATACAATCATACTCGATCTTAGGCATATCAATCCTCGATTACTTAGACTTATACAAAAAGTTTACATACACGAACCAAGAATCATACAAGCTTGACTACATAGCACACATCGAGCTTGGTAAAAAGAAGCTTGAGAATCCTGAAGATAACTTCAAAGACTTCTATACAAATCATTGGAAGACGTTTGTCGATTACAACATCCATGATACCGAACTCGTAGACGAGCTAGAAGACAAGATGAAACTCATTGAGCTTGTGTTTACCCTAGCATATAGCTCTAAGATCAACTATGAAGATGTATTCTCTCCTGTTCGTATGTGGGACATGATCATCTTTAACTATCTACATGAACGACGTATAGCCATACCACTTAAAGAAGAGTCTACAAAGTCTGCTGAGTTTGAAGGCGCATATGTTAAGGAACCACTTGTTGGTCCACATAGATGGGTTGCATCGTTCGACTTGAACTCACTGTATCCACACCTTATCATGCAGTATAACATGAGTCCTGAAACAATCACTGACAAGAGGTTGAACATTAATGTGGATAAACTCTTAGCACATGAACCTATAGAAGTCCCAGTCGGACTGTCTACATCTGCTAATGGTTGGTGTTATACTAAAGACGAGAAAGGTTTCCTTCCAGCATTGATGGAAGAGATGTACAACAATCGTTCTAAGTTTAAGAAACAAATGTTAAAAGCAGAACAAGAATACGAACATAATAAAGATCCTCAGCTTGTCAAAGATATATCTAAGCTTAAGAACCTACAGATGGCAATGAAGATCGCATTGAACTCAGCTTATGGTGCTATCGGTAATAAATACTTCCGTTATTACGACTTACGTATAGCTGAAGGTATCACCATATCTGGTCAGCTATCCATTAGATGGATGGCAAACAAGCTTAACGACTTCATGAATAAGACCATGAAGACTGATAACAAAGACTATGTCATAGCTATCGATACCGATTCAATATACTTATCTCTCGAAGATCTTGTAGAAAAGGTATGTGTAGACAAGACTACTGAAGAGAAGGTGGCATTCATGGATAAGACATGTGAACGTGTCATCCAACCATTCATCGATGGTGGTTATCAAGAACTTACAACATACATGAATGCATACTCACAAAAGATGCAGATGAAACGCGAAGTGCTTGCAGATAAAGCCATATGGATCGGCAAGAAAAGATATGTGTTAAACGTACATAATTCCGAAGGAGTACAATATGCGAAACCTAAGATTAAAGTTATGGGCCTTGAAATGGTTAAATCGTCGACACCTGCTGTTGTCCGCTCGAAACTCAAGGATGCATTGGAGGTCATCTTGCATCAGGACCAAAGTGCACTTCAGACATTCGTCCAAGAATTCAAGAAAAAATTCTCCACGCTCTCTGTCTCTGATGTCGCATTTCCTCGATCGATTTCTGGATTAAAAGAATACAATACTGCTCAATCGATCTACAAGAAAGGTACACCTATTCAAGTTCGAGGCGCTCTACTGTTTAACTACTATCTAAAACAAAAAGGTTTGACTAAGAAGTATGAGCCAATTACGAATGGTGGTAAGATCAAGTTTGTTTACTTACGAACACCAAATCCAATAAACGAAAACGTCATAGCATTTAACTCTGTGTTACCTAAAGAGTTTGGATTAGATGACTACATAGATTATGATACACAGTTCGAGAAAGTATTCCTTGACGCATTGGAAAACGTCATCGAACCGTTAGGATGGCATGCTGAAGAGAAAGCTTCTCTTGAGTCTTTCTTTGGTTAGTATACAAGGCTGTGCTATCTTAGGAGTCGGTGGTGCATATCAAACTATTGATAATGTATCTACTGGTGTAAACGTAGTATCGTATGGCGCTACAGGAAAAGGATTATCAGATCATGCTGCATCTACTATCACAGGCAAAGATTGCCAAATGTTTAACGTATTACAACATAAAAATATTTGTAGGATAAGGAAAACTTATGAAGTGCGACATCTGCAAGAAGGAAATAAACAGCAGTTGCAAGTGGAAACCTTGCCAACTATTAAAGTACCTAAAGAAAGGAAAAAACTAAATGTCACAAGATTGGGTAAAAGACATGAACGACATGCACGCAAAGTTCGGTGTGCGAGAAGTCGTGTCAAAAATGGATGCAAATAAACTATTGGACTTCTTACAGTTTCGTATAGGTTGTTTACAAGAAGAACTAGACGAACTCAAAGCGGCAAAGAATGGTGATGATGCAGTCGATGCATTGATCGACCTATCTGTGTTTGCTATCGGTACATTAGATCTATTTGGTATCGATGCACACATGGCATGGGACCGAGTATATAAATCTAACATTACCAAGGAAGTTGGTATCAAGGAAGGTCGACCAAACCCACTAGGTTTGCCTGATCTTATCAAGCCTGAAGGATGGACAGCACCAACTCATAAAAATAACACAGGAGCATTCGACAAGATTTATGACTAAAGATAAGTATAATCAAATGTTACAATTTGCACAGATGCTTGCATCTGGTCCATGTAAAGTGTATAAAAAAGATGTGCATGAAGATATCTCAAAGATGGCTAAAGCTATCTATGAAAGTGATTATCAACAAAGCAAAAGACCACGTACATATGAAGAAGTATACGATGACTGTAAACATATAGTCATAGAATATGCTTTAGCTGAACGCTTAAAAGGTATGAGAAATCCTAAAGAATTTGATAAGACTGATGCTGATTCTTATTATTGGGATGTGCTAGTAGAATTTATCATAGCAAATATACTATTTGAATGTAAGAGGCATAAAGAAAATGGTGGTGAAATGTTTTCATACTCAAATAAAGGTATGGAAACATTCTTTAAACATAAAGATAAATTAGATTACGTGGTTACTGCGCGTGTGAATGATTTTGAAGATTATTATCTAGTAAATTTTACTTATATAATGGATGCTCCATCGTTTAAAAAATACTGGGAACCTAGTAAATATAAACCATTATGGGAATCTATGTATAATAACTTTAACAGCCTCAGGGAAAAAGCTTGTGTAAAAATAAATTTACTTTAATTATTAAATGTGGTATTATACTACTATAACATGGGAGTTATATTATGAAACAATATTCAAGACCGTCAGCAAACATCTTATTAGAAGCCGCTGATATCCAAGAACGAAAAGGCAATGATTACAACAATGCCAATTCTCGAGTACAACAAGCAGATTATTATGAACACGGTGTCTGGACTATCCTTGACATCATGAAAGCAAAGTATCTCCGCATGGTCTCAGTGTTAGAAGCACAAGAGGCTGGAGGTATACCTAACTTTGAATCGGTCGAAGACTCAGCTCTTGACATGATCAACTATGCATCGTTCTTAGTTGCGTACTGTCGTCATCAAGTCCCTGGTCAAGATCCTAATCGAGACATCTTTAACAAACCTAAGAAGGTGACAAAATGAGTACAGTCTATGGTGTAAGTAATATCCGAAACATCTTTACCGAGAAGCTAAAGATGGGTGACTTCGTCATCGACAAGACTGGTGTTAAGACTATCGAGATCATGAATGCAGCCTTCTTTGCAAATGCGCCGACTATATTTGGTACAGTCAACGAAGACTATGTTAAGCGTGAACTCGAATGGTATAACTCTAAGTCACGCAATGTGAATGATATTCCAGGTGGAGCACCAGAGATATGGAAAATGGTATCATCAACAAAAGGTCGCATCAACTCTAACTATGGTTGGTGTATATACTCGTTTGAGAATGGCGATCAATTTACTAAAGTAGTCGACGAACTTACAAATAATCCAGACTCTCGTAGAGCGGTCATGATCTATACAAGACCATCTATGCATTATGACTATAACACTGACGGTATGTCTGACTTCATATGTACTAACACTGTACAATACATGATTAGAAATAATAAACTTCATTCTATGGTTTACATGAGATCTAACGATGCGGTGTTTGGCTATAAGAATGATTATGCATGGCAAAAGCATGTGTTACTAGAAGTATGGGAATACTTAAGACATGCACACAGTAAGTTTGATGACTTGCAACTAGGTGATATCTATTGGAACGTAGCATCACTTCATATATACGAAAGGCACTTTAAGTTTATAAATGACCCTGCAGCCAACTAAGTGGAAAGATGTCGGTAAATGGTATAAGAGATACCTCAAGTTAGCTAAAGAGGTATCGACATGGTCTAAAGATCCTAGCACCCAAGTTGGTGCTGTCGTCGTTGGATCTAAAGGACAGATATTGTCACAAGGATACAATGGGTTTCCACGTAATATAGCCGATACGCCCAGACGATTAAAAGACAGAAAAGTTAAGTTGTCACTCGTAGTGCATGCTGAGATGAACGCTATATATAATGCAACATACTCCGGAGTATCATTAGACGGTGCGACCATGTTTATCTATGGTTTACCAGCATGCTCTGAGTGTGCTAAGGGTATCATTCAAGTCGGGATAAGTAAAGTGGTAGTATCAAAACAATGTATAGAATCTCGCCCGCATTGGAACGAATCATGGAAAAGTTCTAAGGCCATGTTCGATGAGGCTGGAGTTAAAATTTTTGTAATCGATGAGGAGTAATCATGGCACAACCAGGTAATAAAGCAAGAGTTCATCCAAGCAGAAGATATAATAACCCAATGGTATATAAATCAGGCAAACCTAGATTACGACCATTGAACGTAAAACAATTAGCAGACTTATTAGATAAGACACAGCGAAACAAAGATAAACAAAAGATAGTTAGAGAGATGCGTCGTAAAGGTTTAATTCACATCAAAAAATATCATCCGGAAATTTTATAAGGAAAACACATGGGACTATTAGAAAAATTAAAAGGTAACTCAACGATCAAAGACACAGCTATCTTAGCTCAGTCCAAGTTCTTTACAAAGAAGGACATGATCCCAACATCCATTCCAGCAATCAACATTGCATTGAGTGGTAAACTTGACGGCGGTTTAACACCAGGTCTAACGATGTGGGCAGGTCCATCAAAACACTTCAAGACAGCGTTCAGTTTATTGATGGCCAAGTCTTATATGGATAAGTATCCAGAATCTGTATTATTATTCTATGATTCAGAGTTTGGTACACCACAGTCTTACTTCCAATCCTTTAGTATCGACCAAGAACGAGTGCTTCATACTCCTGTCACAGACGTAGAACAACTTAAGTTCGATATCATGAAGCAGATCGAAGGCATCGAGCGTGATGACAAGATCATGATCATCATAGACTCTATCGGTAACCTTGCATCTAAGAAGGAAGTTGAAGATACCCTCGAAGGTAAGTCTGTCGCAGATATGTCAAGAGCAAAACAAATCAAATCATTATTCCGTATGGTCACACCACACCTTACGCTTAAGGATATCCCAATGGTCGTAGTTAACCACACTTACATGACCATGGAGATGTACTCTAAGCCTGTAGTTGGTGGTGGTACTGGTTCATACTATTCAGCTGATAACATCTACATCCTTGGTCGTCAACAAGAGAAGGATGGTACTGAGTTATCTGGTTATAACTTTATTATCAACGTGGAGAAATCAAGATATGTCAGAGAAAAATCTAAGATACCTGTTACTGTTCATTTTAATGGTGGTATTAGCAAGTGGAGTGGGTTGCTTGATATTGCTTTGGAAACTGGTCATGTGGTTAAGCCATCTGTTGGTTGGTTTGCTAGGGTAAACACAGAGACTGGCGAGATCGGTGAGAAGTTTAGGATCAAAGATACCGATACCAAAGAGTTTTGGATGCCAATACTTATGGACAAATCTTTCCAAGATGCAGTCAAAAACAAGTACCAAGTCGCGCATGGTTCTATCATCAAAGATGAAGACATCATGGATGAGTTAGAATCAATCGAGGACATCGATGCTACACAAGATTAAGTACGAGACTGGTCCATACGACGTCAACTCTTATTATATCACATACACAGAAGGCAAGTATGCAGGAGTAAAGATAGTACTAGGCGCAGTCAAGTTCGTTGAGAACGTAGAGAAAGATAACTGTACTTTAAAATATAACTATGATATAATTGATGGTATAGTTGAAGAGTCTGATAAGAAGGACTTTGATATATACATTGGAGACACCTTGATGCAGATGTTATCTGACGGTGTTAAGAACAACGATTTAGTTTATACAGGCGGTGTTGATGAGGATTGAAGACACAATCTTAAGTAATTTGATTCACAACGAAGAGTACTGTCGTAAGGTATTGCCATTCCTTAAGAAGAGATACTTCTCTGAACGTAAGGATGCTATGGTGTTTGAAGAGATCAATAGGTTCTTTAACACTTACAATAAGCCAATCACCAACGAGATCCTTCAGATCGAGGTTGGCAATCGTAAGGACATGTCAGACACAGACTTTAATGAAACAATGATAGCTGTCAAGAACCTTACAAAACAAGATACAAATGAGGAGTGGTTGTTAAATGAAACGGAAACTTTTTGCAAGAAGAAAGCAGTATACAATGCCATACTCGACTCCATCGCGATCATTGATGGAAGAGATAAAGAAAGACAAGATGACGCTATTCCATCGTTACTATCAGATGCTCTTGGCGTTAGTTTCGATAATCATGTTGGGCATTCCTATCTTGCTGATTCTGATGCACGCTATGAGTTCTATCATAAAGTAGAAGAGAAGGTTAGGTTCGACCTTGACATGTTGAATAAGATCACTAAGGGTGGTCTAAGTAACAAGACATTAAACGTAGTGCTTGCAGGCACAGGTGTAGGTAAGTCATTATTCATGTGTCATTGTGCCGCGGCAAACTTACTAGCAAATAAAAATGTATTGTATATAACCATGGAGATGGCTGAAGAACGTATCGCAGAACGTATCGATGCAAACTTACTTAACCTCTCTATGGATGAGTTAAAGGTGGTCGATAAACCCATCTTTGATAATCGGTTAGATAAGGTCAGGAAAAAGTCTGAAGGTAAACTTATCATCAAGGAATACCCAACTGCCGGTGCCCATGCTGGTCATTTTAGGGCATTACTTGAAGAGTTAAAGCTTAAACAAGAGTTTACTCCTGACATTATCTACATCGATTATCTAAATATATGTAGTTCACAACGACTTCGATATGGGGCTAACGTAAACAGTTATACCTATGTCAAGACGATTGCTGAAGAACTAAGGGGTTTGGCAGTTGAGTATAATGTACCTATAGTGAGTGCCACACAGACTACTCGGTCCGGTTTTACGAATTCCGACCCAGGTCTTGAGGACACATCCGAATCCTTTGGTTTGCCAGCAACTGTTGATCTCATGTTAGCTTTGATATCTACAGAAGATCTTGAAGCTCTAGGTCAAATCATGATCAAACAACTTAAGAATAGATACAACGACCCATCTTATTACAAACGATTCGTCATCGGTGTTGATAGGTCTAAGATGAAGCTATTTGACGTGGAAGTATCGGCACAGACTAACATAGCAGATGCAGGTCAAGACGATAAGCCTGTGTTTGATAAGTCTGAGTTTGGCCGGCGATCCAACGCCGAAGGGTTTACTGGATTCAAGTTTTAAACAGGGAGCTACGGCTCCCTTTTTGTTATATAAATAACCAATGGACATCATATCATTTATAAAAAAATCTCTAGCACAAGTTACAGTAACTGCAGATAAAAAAGATATTGTAGTTAAATCAAAGGATAGAGAAAAGACTAAAGCAGCTCTAGAGAAGGCTCTTAAAGCCAAGAACATAAAGTTTAAGAGTGTATTTAAGAAAAGTAAATCTTCAAGCTTAGACGTGCTTGAGGTCTCTGGCTATGCTGGCGATATCATATTTAAACCAATCATTCAAAAGGGAGCTGGAGGGGTTGGTTTCGAAAAAGAACTTAAACTCGATCTTGAAAACTACTTTAATGGTGCAAATAAAAAAGACCTAAAACATGGAGATGTTTTAGCTGAGCTAGAAAAAGTATTAAAGATGACCCAGCGTTCAGGATACAAAGTAATCCATGAAGGATCTAAAAATCAAAAGAGACTATTAACATATTCTCCAGGTAAACTATCAGTAAGTAACTCGACAGGAGTTACACTAACAGACTTAACTTTAGAAAAGGCTGGCAAAAAAGTATACCTATCTCTTAAGATGTCTAAGTCATACTATATCTTATCAGCATCTATATTCAATTACTTTTTAGATAAAAAACTTAACTCATCACTATGCGAGTATTTAGGACTTGATGGGGCAATGATGGGTGGGTTTGGTAAAGAGTATTATTGTGTTACTAAAAAACCAAACTATAATAGAGTAAGAGCAAACATAGAAAAATTCTTGTCTGTAGCTTATGGTTCAAACGTAGTTATAGTTCACAAGAAGATGATGAACAATGTCATGGTATCTGATATCAAGTCATCAGCTTCAGTTAAGGTATCAGATCTTGATGCTGAATCATATATCTATCCTGAAGTAGGTAAACGTAAGTATGCTGCCATCAAATTTAACGCTGACATCAATAAGCATAAATATATAGTTAATTTCCAATTTCGTGGAACCACGGCCACTGACACGGGCCCTAAATACCTCAGGATTTTAATGGAAAGGTTGTAACAATTCGTTACAAACTGTTACAATTTGGTAACACCTTTAATTAAGATGTATGGTATAATAAGAATATAGAGAATTTATGCTCAATTTTAAAGAATATATAAAAGAACAACAGGAATTTAAGCCAGGTTACCTAACCATATTTGACATAGATGACACTCTATTCCATACGACTGCCAAGATCATAATACGTAAGTCTGGTAAGGCTATAAAGAAGCTTACTAGTGGTGAGTTTAATACCTATAAATTAGGTCCTGGAGAGTCCCCAGACTTCTATGAGTTCGAAGATGCAGAGAAGTTCAATAAAGAATCTAAGCCAATCACTAAGATGTTTAATAAGGCTAAGGCCCTCTTAGCTGATACCAAGAAGCATCCAAACAACAAAGTAATCATAGTCACAGCAAGGCCAAACCTAGACGATAGGGAAACCTTCTTAAATACATTTAGGAAGTTTAACTTTGACATCGATAAGGTTCGAGTAGAAAGGGCTGGAAGGATCAGTTCTTTAAACGCGGCCCAAAGTAAAGCTGTCATCATCAATAACTACTTGAAAACAAAACAGTTTGACAAAGTTAGGCTGTTTGACGATAGTATAAATAATCTTAATGAGTTTCTCAAGTTAGAGAAACATTTCCCAAGCATTAAATTTACTGCTTGGCATGCACATACAGATGGGACAGTGAGACAAGTCAAATGATTAAGTTTACAGAATTCTTAACAGAAGCCGCAGATGACGGCAAATTAAAGCATATCCACCATCCAGAGGATCGTCCACTGATGCATGGTAAAAAGGGGTTTGAACATGCCTTTGGTGCTTTAAGTCAAGCACATGAACACTTAAAGTCTGGTAAGAAGAGCACTGATATGACCATGAAGTATGATGGCTCTCCAGCTATTGTATTCGGTCATCACCCAAAGACAGGTAAGTTCTTCGTAGCTTCTAAGTCTGCATTCAACAAGAACCCAAAGATTAACTATTCTTTAGAAGACATCGAACGTAATCACGGTCATGCTCTAGGTCTTGTACAAAAACTATCTGCAGCATTAGAACACCTACCTAAAGTATCACCTAAGAAGGGTGTATTCCAAGGTGACATGATGTTTAGTCACGGAGATGTGGTGCATAACCCAAACGGATCAGCTTCATTTACACCGAACACCATCACTTACTCTGCTCATGGTACAGAAGCTAACAATATTAAGAAAGCAAAGGTTGGTGTAGTCGTACACCAACAGTATCGTGGATTAGATTTACATACTATGAAGGCTAGTCCTAATATCGAACATAAGTTTAAAGCACATCCAGATGTATGGCATAAAGGTGCAGAACATGATACATCGTTCACTAACTACTCGCCTAAGTCACAACTAGAATTTAATAAACACATGGAGAAAGCTAAGGCTATCCATGATACACATCATAAGACGATGTATCCGCTTACAGAGCCTCATCATGGAGAAGGCGGCCATCTAGCTACATATATAAACAAAACGGTCAGGAACGATGAGAAGCCAACACCACGTGGCTTTCAACAGCATATCCTTGACAGATCACAAGCATCACAAGATAAACTTAAGACTGCTGCAGCTGCACAGAAGAAACAAGCTGAGGCAAGATCACACGTTGATCATATACAGAAAAACAAAGAACACTATGATAATTTATTGAAGATGCACCAGCATCTAGCAGCGGCAAAGAACACGTTGGTGTCAGCGCTTAATGCCCATCCCGGTACATTAAGTCATCATATCAATGGTAAACCAACTGCACCTGAAGGTTTTGTAGTACACCATCAGAACGAGCCAACTAAGTTGGTTAATCGAGCAGAGTTTAGTAAAGCAAACCTTTTAAAAGGAAAAAAGAATGTTAACATTTAAAGAGTATCTATTAGAGTATGCGATCGACGCTAAAGGTCATAAGTCTTCTACAGGCGGGTTGACTAAGAAAGGTGTTGATGCATACAACAGAGAAAACCCTGGCAGCAACTTAAAGATGGCCGTAACTACAAAACCATCTAAGTTAAAACCTGGAAGCAAAGCAGCAGGCCGACGTAAGTCATTCTGTGCTCGTATGGGTGGAGTCAAAGGCCCAATGAAGGACGAGAACGGTAAACCAACAAGGAAGGCACTTGCCTTAAGGAAATGGAATTGCTAAACTTTAAAGAATACTTAAAAGAAGAAACTGATGCTAAGCACCATGTCTTAGCATTTGGTCGTATGAACCCACCTACAACTGGTCATATGAAGGTGATTGATAAGGTGCACGATGTTGCGGCTAAACATAGCGCTAGTCATGGCGTCGTTACTTCACATAGCCAAGACAAGAAGAAAAACCCTTTGACTGCTGCACAAAAGTTGAAACATTTAAAACGTTATTCTCCACAGACAAACTTTAAAGCATCATCTCCTGAGAGTCCAACTATACTACATCATGCTGCTGATCTACATAAGAAAGGTATAACACACTTACATGTGGTGGTTGGTTCTGATCGTAAGAAAGAGATGCATGATTTACTACATAAGTATAATAATAAAGAATCTGGTCATGGTCATTATAACTTTAAGAAGATAACTGTACATTCTGCAGGTAGTAGAGACCCAGATGCTGAAGGTACTAGTGGAGTATCAGGTACTAAACAAAGAGAACATGCCGCGATAAAACACTTTGACAAGTTTAAGAAGGGCGTGCCTTCACATGTATCAGATGCACACGCTAAAGAATTAATGCACGACGTACACCATGGGATGAAATAATGAAACAACTAATCTTAGCATCACTATTATTAACTGGCTGTAGCTTCATCATGCCAGTACCACATGATCCAGCCGAAGCTGCAAAGCTCGTGGATGTTAAACAGAAGATGGAGACTCTAACCTGTGATGCTACAAAGGACTTCCCAAGATGGCAGTCAACCGTAGACGACCTTAGATGGTTAAACCTATACACAGAGTTTAGAGCAGACCCACAAGCAAAGACTATTGAGGAACTATATTTCGCAATCCAAAAGGCTAGGGACGGTTCAGTACCTTACTGTGAAGCCGCTTTAAAACTACAAAAGACTCGTATTCAAGTAATCGAGAAAGCATGGAAAGGAAGGTAATATGTCAGTATTAGACGACTTAAGAACGGCAATGAAAGAGCCAGGCATCAAAGGTGCATTGGCCCAACAACTACATGACATCACAGAACAATACAATGATGGCATCCTTACAGAAGCTGAATTTAAAGACTTGGTAGAACAGATTGCTGATGTCCAAGCTAACGATGAGCTTGCAGGAGATGAGGTAACTTCAAGATGGGTCGTAAATATAACTAAAGTGATTCTCTCGGCCGTATAAATAATAGTAATACCTTATATAGATGGAATAAAATGAAGAACTATAGACAGCTTATCAAAGAACTGCCTTCCAAGACGCTTATAATGTCTGTTGGAAGCTTTAACCCGCCTACTCTCCAAAGCGAGATGGCTTTCAAGCTAGTCGAGAAGCTAGTTGAGACTCATAATGCTGACCATGTCATATACGTGACAGAGGAAGCAAACAACCTCCCAGTAGACAGAAAGATACACTTCCTTGATCTCATGTTCAATAAGTTAAACTTTCGTCCATTGTCAGAGGAGAAGCTAGTATCAGAGATCGGTAAGTTAAAGTCAAGGTATAAGAACGTCATCGTAGTTACTTCAGAAGACAAGTCTAAGCTATACGAGTCAATGCAAGTGGTATCCACAGGATACCCTGACGTAGAAACACCTAAGCTCCGTTCAATGGTTACCAAAGGTGACTATCAAACATTTAAGAAAAACCTCCCGTCCTCAGTAAGAGACATCGATGCAAGACGCATGATGAACGAAATGAGACAAGCTCAAGGGCTTGAGTTCATCAAGGAAGACGTTAAGTTCTCTGTAGACATGTTAAGAGACAAGTACTTTAAAGGTGAGATCTACCACATCGGTGACATCGTTGAGTCTGCTGGACAACAATATGAAATCATGGACCGTGGATCAAACTACCTAGTGGTCGTCAATAACACAGGTGACTTATCACGTAAATGGGTAAAAGACGTGACTCTAGTCGAAGCATGCTGGAAAGGCTATAAAGCAAAAGGCCTCAAGAAAAAGGGCAACAAGATGGTGCCTAACTGTGTACCTGAGGAAGTCAAAGAAGACACAGACCCACAAGTATCCTATAAAGGATACACTACAAAGAACATGCATCACAGCGCTGACTTAGCTAAGACATTCAAGCTCGCTTCAGCAGACGCTAAGGATCCAATAGCTATGCTTAATGCTATCAAGACTACAGACACATACTTAGAGCTACATAACGATAGAGGTGATAATCCTACACTCGACCAGCTCAAGACATGGAAACATGCACACATCAAAGCTAAAGAAGCCTTACAAAAGATCGGTCACTTTGATGCACACCAAGAACACTGGCTACAAAGCTCAGAAGCTCTAGACAAGATGTTGATACCTCATGCTTCGAAGTTAAGAGAAGAGTTAGACATCGGTAAGCATAGTAATCAAAACATCGAGCGTTCTGTAACCATGTTCCAAAACTTCATGAAGATGGGTAAAAAAGAACCTGGCTTCATCAAAGACCCTAAATCAGGCGACTTAGCTAAACCTATAGAGCCAAACGTTAGTCAACAGATAGATGACTTAGAGCCAAATTGGCCAAGACATGTACAGACAAAAGTTGGTCATACGTTAGCTACGCGAGACCACCTTCGCAGACAAAAAGTGCAATACGCTACAGAATCTACAAACATATTGGTAGGTGACATGATGGATGAGGACTTTGCTGTTAAGTTTTCTGAAAGTCATGGCGGAGAAGTAGGAGACGGTATAGGAGATGAAGACATAACGAAAGTTAAGTCGATACCACCACACCTTGTACCTAAAAAAGAATTCGGTGATGTTTCTAAACAAAAGGGTAAAGGGTTCTCTGCATTGTTTAATGGCAAAGAGAACGTGGACTTTGACTTTCAAACATTTAAAAACTATAGGTTGCAAAGAGAACAAGGAAAAAAGAATAAATAGAAAATGGACAAACTAATAGCATCTTTAAAAGTAATCCTTGGTAATACGTTCGTCATGTATTTCAAGACCCATTCATATCATTGGAACGTTGAAGGCATAAACTTCAGTCAGTATCATGACTTCTTTGCCACGATCTATGAAGACTTATATGGTGCTGTAGACCCATTTGCAGAAGAGATTAGAAAGCTAGATACTTATGCTCCTATCAGCTTGATGGAGTTATATAACTATAAGACTATCACAGAAGACGCTACAAAACCAACAACTATCCATGAGATGTTAGTCAACTTGTTGATGGCAAACACAGAATTATTATCTGCTTTGTCTGCAGCCTTTGATACAGCTACAGCTGAAAAACAACAAGGCCTTGCAAACTACATAGCAGATCGTATGGCCGCACATAAGAAACATGAATGGATGTTAACAGCATCACTTAAGAACATTGGAGGAGTGTAATGAAGACGCTAAAAGAGTTTAACTTACAGATAAACGAAGTATTAAGAGCATCTGATCCCATTGATAAATGGATCTCAGACTTCGTACACTCTAAGAATGCTAAGTTTGCTGGTAAGACTACTAAAGAACGCATCGAGATGGCAAAAGGTGCATACTATGGTGCACAAAAACATAGGATGACTAGAATGGAATCGGTAGCAGTATCGCAAAATAGTGCAGCTAAAGTAGATATGAGAGAAGCCGCGCGTGAACATTTAGTACATGTTAACGATGGTTCTAAGTATGACGAAGAGCCTCATGAAAAAGATGTAGAGCATATCATGGCTGGTGTTAAACAACATGGTGGTGAACACGCTGGTGCATCTGACAAAGGTGTATTCTTTAAGTTCAAATCAAAAGAACATGCTGATGCATTTAAAGCTCATGCCAATAAATGTCCTAATAAATCATGCGACGCAGAGCATGTTACAGAAGGATATGAGAATGACATGGCTGATAAGAAAAAGGTATTGAACCCTCCAATTCCACTAACACAAAAGAAAAAGGCTGTTAAAGACTTCCTCAAGAAAGAGGAAGCAGAACTAGACGAAGGTAAAGTATACGACCCTATCACTAAGAAGATGGTAGCTAGTAAACCTATCAAAGTTCAAGCTGGTGGAGGTGCTACAAGAAACGGTGTTCCTGTAGAGACTGGTCCATCTAAATACAAGAGTAAGCTGCCTATGAGTAAAGCTGCTGCAGTATTAGCTGCAGAAGAGATAGGAATAGATGAAGGCGATAACGGTTTAGCAGCAAAAGCTAAGAAGTCTGGTGTATCCTTATCTACACTCAAGACAGTATACAAGAGAGGCGTAGCCGCATGGAACTCCGGTCATCGTCCAGGTACAACGCCTGCACAATGGGGTATGGCACGCGTTAACTCATACATCACAAAGGGTAAAGGTACATATCACGGAGCCGATAAAGACCTACGTGAAGACGCACGTCTTGATAAGAAAGAATACCATAAAGGTATGAGTGCTGCTACCGCAAAAGCTCGTGTAGCACATTGGAAAAAAGCAGATAAGATGTCTGACAGCAATCCAAAGGCATATAAGCCAGCACCTGGTGACAAGACTGCAAAGACTACACCAAGCGTACATACTAAGAAGTACCATGCTATGTACGGAGAAGCTAAAGAAGGTAAAAATAAGTGGCACATCTATGATACTAAGACAAGAGAAGTTCATAGTACATATAATAATAAGAATGTAGCCATACGTAAGTATGAAGAACTAAACGATAAGCATAAGGGTTATGATAGTCCAGGTGGTTTAGTACACTCTAAATATGGTCTTAGACAAGAGCTACAGAAAGAAGAGACAGAGATCAATGAGATATCTAAATATACATTAGCTAGATATATCGATAAGGCTGCACAAGACGTACATGATAAAGCTTTAGCTGCTGGTTCACATCATGGCGGTAAGAGCTATAAAGAATTCATGAAGAACTATACTAAGTCTGGTAAAAGACAAGCTGGTATCACTAGAGCTGCAGTTAAGCTTGCTACACAAAAAGAAGAGGTACAAGTAGACGAAGCTATCGCTAAGAAGTTGCCAGTACAGCATGCAGTGAATGCTGTAACTAAGACATTAGGTTCACAAGCTGCTACAAGGTTCTTAGGTCATCTAAAACCTGGTACAGATAAACATACATCATGGGATAAAGTAAACGATGCTTTGATGAAGCAAGGTGTACAAACACATCACATCGCTTCTATAGCACAAAAGACTTCTCATGAAAACATGAATGAATCAAGAGGTCATAAAGTATTAGCAACGTTCTTTAAGAACAGAGAAGTTGCACAAAGAGCTTTTACTGGCCAAAATCAACCTAAAGCTGCTGAACCAAAAGAAACTGATAAAAATAAGTTGCCTATGAGTAAAGCTGCAGCAGTATTAGCAGCAGAAGATCAATACACTTCAGAGTATAAGATCAAGTATTATGTAGACCCGATTACTGGTGAGAACAAACAAAGAAAGATTAGGCCTCACCGTGTCAACTTTAAAAACAGTAAGATGCATGGAGAACCAGTACAACAAGATGCACAAGCAGATTACGGCATGAAAGAAGGATATGTAGCAGAAGGTGGTTTCGATAACTATCATGAGATAGCTAAGGAACTTGTTAAACGTCATGGTAAGAACGTTGATTCTGGTCATATCAATGACATAGCTGGCGAGAGAGATACTCACAGAGGTCTTGATCATTCCGAAGTCATGCATCATGTTAACAAGATACTAAACAAAGAAGTTAAAGAAGGTGATGAGTATGATGAAGTATGGAAAGAATACAAAGGAAAAACATTTAAAAAGGAAAGTCGTATGATTAATTTTAAAGACTACTTAAAAGAAGCTTTATCAGCTAAACAAAAGAAGATCGCTGCTATCGCTGGCGATAAAGATAAGATCGATGCTGATGATCTAGCTGCTTTAAGAGCTGGTAAGAAGCCTGTAGAAGAAGCTAAGAAGTGCATGGACGAAGATGACATGGACGAATCAGGTCTTCGTATGGCTGCACACGCGGCTCATAAAGCTGGTAAGAAAGAGTTTGAGTTTCAAGGCAAGACTTATCCAGTTAAAGTACAAAAAGAAGGCGTGTTAAAGCCTGAACTTGAAAAAGGTTTCCCTGCACGTGGTGTAAAGACTGGTGCTTCTGCCCCAAAAGGTACAACATACATGCCTAAGAAAAATGTTAAAGAAGAAGTAGAACAGATCGACGAGTTATCTAAGAAGACACTAGGTTCTTATGCGCATAAAGCTGTCGATGACACGCAAGATAAAGTTCATGATGCTTATGATTCAGGAACACCAACAAGACATGAACTTGAGGTGCAAGGTGGAAAAAATAATGATGGAAAATACGGATATAAACCTCTTCAAAATAGATTAACTGGTGTAGCAAGAGCTGCAAAAAGATTAGGTGATAAAGAAATTTCTAAGCGCACTGAAAAATCAGTAGCTCACCATCTTAAACAAAGATATCATTATGATAATATGGATGATAGAAAGGCAGCCAATTCTGATAATGCTGCACGTCATCAATATTATCGCGCAAAAGATCATATTGAAAAAGCTTCAGGAGTTAAAGAAGAAGTAGAGTTAGACGAAGGTCGCATGAAAGAACTTGCAATGGATCTTAAAGATATGAGCCATGACGAGTTTCATAAACATTATGGTAAGCCTAAATCATACTATGATCCATTAAACTTCAAGAAGCCAGTACAAAAAGGCCATGAAATGGATCGTGCTAAAGCTTTAGCTCAACGTGGTATCCAATCTTTATCTAAAGAAGAAGTAGAACAAGAAATGTCACCATACCTAAAAGCAACACTTGCAGTTATGGATGAATCAAAGTACGACGATTATAAAGATGCATTAAGATCTAAGAAAGCTACTCAATCTGCATATGATAAAGACTTTAAGCCAGACACAACTCATCCACATATTCAAGTGGTTAAGGGTACACAGTATGGCGGAGAGAACCAAAAAGATGATGACTATGATGAGAAGCCTGATGAACCAAAAGAGAAGCGCGGACGTGGCAGACCAGCGGGATCTAAGTCAGGTGCTAGAGTATAAATAACTAATTACATTTAAGGAGTAATAAAATGGCTTTATGGGGAAAATCAGATACTTTAGCGGCATCGCCAAAGTATGTAACTAGAAAGGCGGTGTTCGATGCGCAGAGCAAAGTTAGTTCAGCAAATGACACTATCGATCTATCAAGTGCAAATACAAATTTTTCAACAGGTGATGGCGTTGTTTACACTGGTGCTAGCGGCATTGGTTTAACACAAGACACATCATACTATGTGATGAGACAAACAGATAACACAATTAAGTTAGCAACTACAGAAGCTGGCGCTAAAGCTGGTGCAACTGGTATTAACCTAACAGCTGGTGCAACAGGTGCTATTGGTTTCTTACAACGTAATGCTGAAGGTAATGAATCTACTGCAGCAGGTAACGGCGACCATATCAACAACGGAAGCGACCTCTACTTCATCGATGCTGACGAAGCTCAACAAGCAGAGAACAAAGCTCGCGGATTAACAGGTCCTGGTTGGTGGTTATATCGTTCATGGACAAATGCAGACGGTTCAGTACAACATAGAGCAGAATGCTTGATCGCTATGGGCGCATACTCAGGTGCTACAGGTGTTGGTACATACCAAGCTCAAACTGGTGATGCTTCAGATGATTCAGTTTTAGTAGATGCTACAGTATCTATTACTACACAACCATCTAATGTTTCTGTAACTGCTCCAGCTACAGCTTCATTCTCAATAGTTGCTGCAATTGCTGGCGCTGGTTCATTGACATATCAATGGCAAATCCAACAATCAGGTGTTGGTGCATTTGCTGACGTAACTACTGGTTCAGGTGGCACAACTGCTACATATACAACTGCTGCAACTGCAGTAGCTGCAGGAGCTGGTGCTACAAACGGTGATAAGTTCCGTTGTATCGTTGGTGCTTCAACAGGTAATACAGACGTTACATCTAATGCTGTAACATTAACAGTAACAGCTTAATAGAGTAGGGGAGGAAACTCCCCCCTCTTTTAATATGAACCAAGTGTTGACAGAAGATAATTTTTTACAGTATGCTATGCATCATTATGACAATAGCCAATGTTATTCGTTGGAAGAGTTTAATGATGACTTAAAGAGGTTTTTATATCTTAAGAAGTTGTTTAGTAGATATAAACATGAGTGTGATTTAAAAGAGAACTTAATACTAAATCATCTCATAGTAATCTATAACATATTTGGAGATAGTTCTACTAATATGTTGTTCTTTAAGATAGAGGAAGAGTATTGGGACACATTAGTAACTTTCTTGGTATTCCTTAACAGGATGCCTGAAGATATACCTCAATACGGAATAAAATTATCAGAGATTAAACTTGACGATCATATTATACAAACGCTTAGGAAGATTTAATGTCGCAAGTAATAGATAACATAATAGCTTACAAAGTACTCACCATGTTGGTTAAACCCTTCAGGGAGACTGATGCCTATAGATTGGGCATCATCGATGCAAAAGGAAAAAATCTCATAAAGCCTTCTGTTCTTTCCTCACAGGAAGAAAAGAACTCTTACACGTTCCTACATCGATTAGTCTTTAACATGAAAAAGATAATCAACAAACTGCCGGGTGGAGAAAGTAAATTAAAGAGTCTAGCTGCGGCTTTCTTTTTAATCAAAGAATACTATGAAAATAATACTCGTTCTACATCGATGATGGAGGAAAAGTATAATAAACTAATAGAGTCTAATGCGATACTAGCAGAAGAAACTATTATCATAGAGAAGTACATGAAAGACATAGATGAAGATGGTGGTGCGGGTGGTGTTTCTGGAGGAGGTGGAGCTAGCGCTGCTCCAGTTGCAAACGTAACAGGCTCGATGGTATCTACAGACATCCCATTACCTAAAAAGAAAGATTTAGAAAAATACAAGAAGACGAATCAAGCTGGTGTTGTAGCTATGACTCGTCGTAACAATAAGGTGTTATAATATGTGGTTATTGAGCTTATTACCAGATAGTTTACTCTATGGATTTATCCTATCTGTCATGGGTATCGGAGCAGCACTCTTTATATTTGGTACGTTTACAGTATTCCTGCCTCTAGTTAAAGGTTGGGGTATGTTGATGAGAACGATCGGTACATTACTATTGATAGGTAGCGTATACTTATATGGTGGTTATGGTACAGAGATGAAGTGGAGAGCTGAAGCCGCTAAACTAAAAGCAGATATGGATCGTAAGGTTGCATTATCTGAAAAGAATTCAAAACAAGTAGTCACAAAGTATATTGAAAAAGTAAAGGTAGTTAAGGAGAAAGGTAATGTCATTATTAAAGAAGTCCCTAAATATATCACTAAAGATGCTGACGCTAACTGCGTTGTGCCTAAATCTTTTGTCTTGCTCCACGATTCTGCCGCAAAAAATGAAGTTCCCGACTCCACCCAAGGAGTTGATGGAGCCGCCAGCGGAACTAAACTCTCTACCATCGGAGAAACAATAACGATCAACTACAAT